TTGGAATTGAAATGAATCGCAAAGTAAAAAGACTTGGTTGTTCTGCAATTAAAGATATTTTAGAAAATAATAAACTTAAAATTGTTGATGAAAATACAATATTAGAAATTTCCACGTTTGAAGCAAAAGGTCAATCATATGAAGCTTCAGATGGTAACCATGATGATTTAATGATGAACTTAGTAATGTTTGGTTATTTTGCTAGTACTCAATTCTTTAGTGATATGACCAATATTGATTTGAAAAAAATGTTATTTGACCAAAAGATGAAAGACATAGAAGACGATGTAGTTCCCTTTGGATTTGTAGATGATGGATCTCAATTTATTAACTCTTTGGAAGAAGATAAACCAGGATGGGTTGTTGAACTTCCAGACAATGGTTGGATACGATAAAATATCAAATATTATAAATATACATGAATTGAAAATTACCGTATTATGATTCGCATTATCTAACCGAAAAGGGAAAGCACATGGCACTATTTACACCATCACAATCTCCTGCGGTAGTAGTTAAAGAGATCGATCTCACAGGCGGCGTGCCAAATGTGCAGACATCTACTGGTGCTATTGTCGGGAACTTTAGATGGGGCCCAGTAAATCAGCGCGTACTAGTTTCTAACGAAGCGGGTCTTATTGAGACCTTTGGCGCGCCTACGGTTTCAACCTCATCTTTTGCAGAAGATTTTCATCGCGCAAGTTATTTCTTGCGTTACTCAAACACACTTCAAGTTGTTCGTGGAGCAACTGCTGAAGCTAAGAACGCAATGACGCACAAATCTGGACTTGATCCAGAAGCTGATCAAATTGGTACAAAGGCCGAATTTGATGGCGCTTCGTTCGATAGCGGACAGACATTCCTAGCTAGATATCCTGGCGCATTAGGTAACTCTTTAAGAGTTTCTATTTGCCCTGCCGATTCTGCTGGTGGATCTGCGTTTTCCACATGGAGTTACAGAAACTCTTTTGATGGAGCACCATCTACCTCAGCCTATGATTCAGCTAGAGACGGTGTCAATTCAGAAGTTCATATCGCAGTTGTTGATAAGAATGGCGAGTTTACTGGAAATAAAGGTACTGTTCTAGAAACATTCCCTTATGTTTCTGTTGCGCCAAACTCAAAGACTAATGAAGGCTCAACTAACTATGCAATTGATGTAATCAATGCTAGATCAGAATATGTTTATATGGTACAATGGGATTCAGCATTTGACGGCGCGAATGCTGGTGATAACCTGACTCCTGGTACTACAAAAACATATCAGAATGGCTTGTCAATTACTAACTACGATCTTGCTGATGGAGCAGAAAGTTTCGTTCTTGGTACTTCAGAAATTGCAACTGGTTTTGATCTGTTCGAAGATAAAGACGTCGTTGAAATCGACTTCTTAATTGCTCCTTCGTTGATTACTACAAATGGTCAGGTAACAGTTGTTAATGATCTTGTTTCAATCGCTAATGGAAGAAAAGATTGCGTTGTTTGTGCTTCACCAGCTAGAAACGATGTGATTGGATTAAACAACGAAACAACAATTACTAATAACATTGTTGCTACCTCTGCGAACTTCACTAAGTCTTCATATCTAATTATGGATGGAAACTTCTTAAAAGTCTATGACAAGTTTAATGATCAATATTTAGAAATTCCTGCCGCTTCATCTACAGCTGGTCTTATGGCCGAAACTGATAGAAACGCAGCTCCTTGGTTCTCACCAGCAGGTACTAAGCGTGGTCAATATCTTGGTGTAACTAGCATTGCATATAATCCTGGTAAAACTAACCGCGATACACTTTACAAAGCTGGTGTTAACCCAGTAGTAAATCTTCAAGGTTCTGGGGTTATCCTTTTCGGAGATAAGACTCTCCTCAACAGACCTTCTGCGTTTGATAGAATCAACGTTCGTAGATTGTTCTTGGTTCTCGAAAGAGCAATTGCAAGAGCAGCTGAAAACGTAATGTTCGAATTCAACGATGAGTTTACTCGGGCTGAATTCGTTAATATTATTGAGCCGGTTCTAAGAGATGTTAAAGGTCGTCGTGGTATCACTGACTTCCGTATTGTTGCTGATGAAACAGTCAATACTCCAGAAGTTATTGATAGAAACGAATTTATCGCTAATATCTTCATCAAGCCAGCACGTTCAATCAACTACGTAACTCTGAACTTCGTAGCAGTGAGAACTGGTGTGGACTTCGAAGAAGTCGTAGGCACAGTGTAAGGAGATAAAACATGGCATTAGGTTCAGTAGATCAATTCAAAGCTAGACTAGCCGGTGGTGGCGCTAGGGGTAACCTTTTCCAGGTTACTCTTGCTAACCCACGTGGTGGTCTAGGTGTTAACTTAGACGTAGACTTTGCGTCCTTCATGTGTGAAGCTGCTCAATTACCAGCTTCTAGCGTTGGTACAATTGTAATCCCATTCCGTGGCCGGCAACTAAAAGTTGCTGGTGACAGAACATTTGATGTGTGGACTGTAACTGTAATCAACGACACAGGCTTTAAGATTAGAAACGAAATGGAAAAATGGATGAATGCAATTTCCAACCATGCTGACGCTGGTGGTATTCAGAATCCAGAACTCTATTTCACAGATCTGAAAGTTGATCAATTTGATCGCGATAATTCTGTAATTAAGACTTATACGTTCAAAGATGCATGGCCTTCAGAAATTTCAGCTATTGATGTCTCTTATGGTGATACCGATACAATCGAAAGATTTACGGTCACTTGGCAGTATCAGTACTGGACTTCTAACACCACTGACGCTTAGTATACATAAAGGGGTGGGACGAGTTCCCACCCCAGTTATAAGGTAAAGAAATGGCAGAAACTCAAGGTTTCCGATTATTCGGATTTGAAATTAAAAAAGCAGATAAGGAAGACGCTAAGAAAAAACCGTCTATCGTACCTGCTCGTGATGATGATGGTGCCGGATACGTAACTGCTGCCGGATCACATTATGGTCAATATTTGAATATTGATGGTGATGATTCTAAAGATAACTTCCAGCTCATTATGAAATATCGTGGAGTTGCAATGCATCCAGAAGTAGATGCTGCAATTGAGGATATTGTTAATGAGTCAATTTCTGGTGGAGAGTTAGAACAGTCTGTTGACATTTCAATGGACAATTTGAAAGTATCAGATGCTATCAAGAAGCAAATTAAAGAAGAATTCGATAATGTATATGGCATGTTAGACTTTGGTAACTATGGTCATGACATTTTCAGACGCTGGTATGTTGATGGTAGACTATTCCATCACTTAGTAGTAGATGAATCAAATCTCAAAGCAGGCATTCAAGAAATTAGAACTATTGATGCCGCTAGAATGAGAAAAGTAAAACAAATATCTCGTAAGAAAGACCAAGAGACTGGTGCTAATCTAATTGAAAAAGTGGATGAGTACTATATCTATCAAGAAAAGCCAGGTGCACAGAATGCTGGCGTTAAGATGTCTTTGGATTCAGTTTCTTATGTAACTTCTGGTCTCTTAGACGAGAGCAAGAAGAAAATTTTGTCGTATTTGCATAAAGCGCTTAAGCCACTTAATCAATTAAGAATGATGGAAGACTCATTAGTTATCTATCGTTTGGCTCGTGCTCCAGAACGTCGTATTTTCTATATTGATGTAGGTAACTTACCGCGGGGTAAGTCCGAGCAATATATGAAAGACATCATGACTCGCTATCGTAATAAGCTTGTCTACGATGCGAAGACTGGTGAAATCAAAGACGATCGTAAGCATCAATCATTATTAGAAGATTTCTGGCTCCCACGTCGTGAAGGTGGTAGAGGTACAGAAATTAGTACATTACCTGGTGGTGAAAATCTAGGTCAGATTGATGATATTGTATATTTCCAAAAGAGACTATATCGTTCATTGAATGTGCCTATTAGTCGTTTGGAACAAGAAGCACAATTCTCATTGGGTAGATCTACTGAGATTAGCCGTGATGAATTAAAATTCCAGAAATTTATTGATAGACTTCGCATAAAGTTTAGTCAATTATTTACTGGCATTCTTAAAACACAATTGATCTTAAAAGGTATTATTACTGAAGACGATTGGAATAATATGAAGAATGATATTATAATTGACTATGTAAGGGATAACCATTTCACTGAGTTAAAGGATCTTGAAGTCCTTCGTGAAAAACTACAGACTCTTGATATGGTGAATAATTACGTAGATCAATACTTCTCTAGAGAATGGATTATGAAAAATGTTCTTAACTTCTCAGACGAAGATATTGAAAATATGGCTAAGCAATCTCAAGAAGATGCTGCTAATACAGATGATCAACAAGGTGAAAGACAATAATGGCTGACTTAGAAATGGAAAATGAAAATCCAATTAACGATCTAATCCAACACGCATTGGATCAAGATTTTAATAAAGCAAATCAAGTTTTTGGCGATTTAATGGGCCAAAAGTTAACTGATATATTAGACCAAAAGCAAGTAGAAATTGCTAGTCAAATTTATAATGACGCTGATCCGGAGGATGAAGAAGACTATGCGGATGACGAGACCGACTCCACAGAAGAACTCGATACCGACGAAGAATTCGAAGATGATGATGAATCAAATTCCGACGAAGAACTCGAAGATGGCGATGATTCCGAAGAAGACGAAGATTAAAAAAACGTCTAAGTAGAAAAACTTTTTTATATAAATATATACGAAGGAAAAGTTTATGAAACGGTTTTCTCAATTAAGAGAAGCAAAGATGCCACCTGGCAAACATGTCTTTGGTAAAAAAATAAAAGGCATTGAAGTCATGGTACACGCTGACAAAGGTAAGTATATAACCTATGTAGATGGCGAGGCGCTTGATTCTTATAGGTCTCAAAAGGAGGCTGAGAAAGCTGGTTTAGAGTTTGTAAAGCAGTATAAGGGCTGAGCAAAATGAAGCTAATTGCAGAATACACTGATCAAAGTCTTAGTGTACTTACCGAAGCTAAAGATGGCGGCGGAAAAAAGTATTACATTGAAGGGATCTTTGCTCAGGCCGAACAAAAAAATAGAAATGGACGTGTTTATCCAAAAGCTATTATGGAAAAGGCTATTGGTAAATATGTCAATGATCAAGTTTCAAAAGGTAGAGCTGTTGGTGAATTGAACCACCCTGATGGTCCAACAGTTAACCTTGATAAAGTTTCGCACAAGATCGAATCTCTTAATTGGCAAGGGAATGATATTGTGGGAAAAGCCAAAATCCTGGACACTCCTATGGGTATGATCGTACAAGGTCTACTTGATGGTGGCGTAGGACTAGGCGTTTCGACTCGTGGTATGGGAAGTTTGATGCAACAAAATGGTGTTATGGTAGTAAAGGATGACTTTCTACTTAACGCTATTGATATAGTACAAGATCCATCTGCACCGTCTGCTTTTGTTAATGGAGTTATGGAAGGTGTCGAGTGGGTTTGGAATAATGGTATTATAGAAGCACAAACAATTGAAAAAATGGAGACTGAAATTAAAAGAGCTCCACGAAAAGATCTCTATGAGACACAGGTTCGTGAGTTTAAGAATTTCCTCTCGTTACTCAAATCTAAATAAAAAGGAGTCACTTATGACTGATAAGTATGAAATCGATCAGGAAGTAGAACTCCACGACGAAGTTGAGAACGAAGTTGTGGAAGAAGCTCATGATCCTAAAAATGCTGAAGCTCAATCAGTTGATTCTGTAGATAAGGCTGGTGATGCAGTAAAGGGTAAAGCCTCTACTCCAACACAGGGAACTGCAAAGAATAATACTACGCAAGACCCAATGCCGAAGACTAAGGCTGGCTTAATTGCTGCTACAGTTGGTAAGATGCAGAGCATGAACAGAGAACAGCTTCAGGCAATGTATAATTACAAGCAAGAAAGTGTAGATCAAATTGAAGGCGAGCAGATTGCAGAATCTGATTTTGCGTATCAAGCTGATTTTTCACAGGACTTGAATGCATTGGTTGAATCAGAAGCTACGCTTTCTGAAGAATTTAAGGCAAAAGCTGAAGTTATTTTTGAAGCCGCTATTAAGTCTAAGCTATCAGAAGAGATTGATCGTCTGGAAGCTAAGTACGAAGAAGAGCTTGCTGAAGAAGTAGCTACTACTAAAGCTGATCTTGTAGAGAAGGTAGATTCTTACCTGAACTACGTTGTCGAACAATGGATGGAAGACAATAAGGTTGCTGTCGAAAGAGGCCTCCGCACTGAAATCGCTGAGAAGTTTATGGCTTCTTTGAAAGATCTCTTTGTAGAGTCTTATATCGAAGTACCTGAGTCTAAAGTCGACCTGGTTGACGAACTTGCCCAAGAAGTTGAAGAGCTCGAAGAGCAACTCAACGCTCAAACTGGCAAAGCCATCGCGATGGCCGAGGAACTGGAAGTTCTTAAGCGTGAAAGCATCATTCGTGAAGCATCACGTGATCTTGCAGAAACTCAAGTTGAAAAGCTTAAGTCTCTTGTAGCTGATGTAGATTTTGATGATGAAGAAACCTTCACTTCAAAAGTCGCAACAGTTAAAGAATCTTATTTTAACAAAAAAGCAACGACTGTTGCTGAGGAAGTAGAAGAAGACGGTGACTTCGAAGTTGAAGTTTCTGAATCTATGTCTCAGTATCTGTCAGCTATTAAAAAGACATCTAAATAAGGGAGTATCCAAACAATGAATAACGTTGTTTCTTATGATCGTCTTGTAGAAAAGTGGGCACCTGTTCTGAATGAAGAGTCTGCTGGTTCTATCAAAGACGCACACAGAAAAGCTGTAACTGCAGCCGTTCTGGAAAACCAAGAGCGTGCACTTCGCGAAGAAGGTATGCTTATTGAAGACAATACTAATGCATCTGTAACTGGTGCAGCTCATGGCACAACTGGCGCAAACTGGAACCCAGTTCTGATTGCTCTTGTTCGTCGTGCAATGCCTAACTTGATGGCATACGATGTTGCTGGCGTTCAGCCAATGACTGGCCCAACTGGCTTGATCTTCGCGATGAAGTCAACTTACCAGACCACTAAAGCTGGTGTTTCTAACGGCGACGAAGCTTTGTTCAACGAAGCAGCTGTTGGTTACTCTGGAGACTCTGCTACAACTGGTAACGGTTCACGCGGTCCTTCAGGTTTATCTGGTGCTACTGACACTGACACTGACTCTTCAATCGTAGACTCAGGTTCAACTTATGTTCCTTACAAGGGTGATGCTTACGAAACTGCTGAAGCAGAAGCTCTTGGTGGTGCAGGCGAAGCTTTCGCACAGATGGGATTCACCATTGAAAAAGCAACCGTAACTGCTAAGTCACGCGCGCTGAAAGCTGAGTACACCTTGGAACTCGCTCAGGATCTTAAAGCTATTCATGGCTTGGATGCTGAAACTGAGTTGGCCAACATTCTCTCTACTGAGATCTTGGCTGAAATCAACCGCGAAGTTATTCGTACTATCAATGCTCAAGCTAAGATCGGTTCACGCCAGGCTGGTATCCAGACTGCTGGTATTTTCGATCTTTCTACTGATGCAGATGGTCGTTGGTCGGTTGAGAAGTTCAAGGGTCTGATCCTTCAGATCGAGCGCGAAGCTAACGTAATCGCTAAAGAAACTCGTCGTGGTAAGGGTAACTTCATCATCTGTTCTTCAGATGTTGCTTCTGCACTTGCTGCTTCTGGTATGCTTGACTATGCTCCTGCAATGTCAACTAACCTGAACGTAGACGATACAGGTAACACTTTTGCTGGTGTTCTTAACGGTCGCACTAAGGTCTACATTGACCCATATGCAACTGCTGACTACATCAACGTTGGTTACAAGGGTACTAACCCATATGACGCTGGCGTGTTCTACTGCCCATACGTTCCATTAACAATGGTTCGTGCGGTTGGTGAAGACACCTTCCAGCCTAAGATTGGCTTCAAGACTCGTTACGGCATGGCTTCTAACCCATTCGTTGGTGCATCGCCTGCTGACGGTCTTGCTTCTGATCGTTCAAACCAGTACTACAGAATCTTCCGCGTTGACAACATCCTCGCTTAATTCTGCTACTGATATATAACAATAATTGATATTTCTCCT